CCGCCGACGATACAATCCGAACAGATACGAACAGTACAATTACTTCCGATGGTTCGATGGACACTACCATCAACAGTCCACCGCCTTCTGCGATTTCTCCACAGATTAGCGCAAGCAACTCTGACCTATGTACTGTAGGTGTTGCAGGGGCGGTGCAGACACAGATCCTAGGTATATCCGCAGGTAGAACTGTACGAGATATGAACTGTGAAAAGCTCAAGAACGCTAAGACTATGTATGATATGGGCATGAAAGTTGCTGCAGTATCTGTAATGTGTCAGGACGAAAGGGTGTTTGAAGCCATGCTCAACGCGGGGACGCCCTGTCCCAAGGATGGGTTGGTAGGTGATAAAGCTAGGCTTGCATGGGAAATGGAAGCCGTAAAAGAAGAAATACAAAGAGATCAGAACAATCCTGTGAGAAAGATTTTCAATGAGAATGTTGAAACAAAAACAGGTCTTGGTGTTATTATTAGCACTTTGGCCTTCTTACTCTTCTTGTGATCCCTATAGCTATGGGGCAACAGGGAACGCCGCGTCCACAGCACTAAGCTGGGGGATGTCTTCGGTGTTGCCTGACATTCCAGGCATAGACATAAACGGTCTTTTATACAGATATACCACGGTCAAGAACCCAGAAGATGATATGAAAGTCCACGTTGGAAATAAGAACGCTAGCGGAGACGGCTATATCTTTCGAGAAACCGACGACTGGTCGGGAGTTCCCGGAAACACCATCGTTAAATCTTTTCCCCTTTCTAACATTCCAGCTACCCAATGGGGCGCAGGTTCGATTGACATTGAAGGGGAAGGTTCGGTCAAAGATGCTGTGGTTATATATAACTATAGGATCGACGAGTGCTTTGACCCGCAGTCCAACCCGAACTGCCCAGGATATGTGAAACCCATGCCTGTTATACCTGTGATTGAAGTCTATGATGCACTGGAAGATGACGCTGTTGTGGACGCTATAGACGCCGACACAGACTTTCAGTATGATGAAGACGGAGAGTTGATACTTTCTGAGGAGGAAGAGGAAGAAGAAACCAGAATTGAAATGGGGCTGACGGCATCTGCCAATGCGTTGACTCTATTTAAAACGCAAGGACAAGATCAGATTATTATGGCTATCAATCAACAAACTAATCTTAATATGTATTACAATGCATCTATTAACGGTGGTTCGTATGCTGATGCCCCTGGTCTTGCTGATTCAGAGATACCTGATAACAAGAAAGCCCTTCGCAATAATTTGGCACAACAGATTCTGCATGAGAAGATGGTCGATATGCAGTATAACAAATGAGGTTTAATATGAAATATTCTATTGCAATACTTTCACTTTGCGCTGTACCAGCATTCGCGGATGTTAACATTGTAGGTACAGTAGAGGCCAAGTGTAGTATCCAAACAACCAAAAACGGTGTGTATGGAAACCCCACAGCATCTACACTTAGCACAACTCCTGCTGATGGCGGGGTACTTCCTGTTATGCGTTTTGATGTAGCGATAGCCAACTACTATACGGCTAACATCACACACCCTACATCGTTTAGTTCTTCTCCCGCTTTGTCTGATTCAGTAGCGTGGACGGGAAGCACAAGCGTCACACAGACCTCTGATGCAGGGATGTCAGGGTACGATGCAGCTAAAGTTGTGTATGATAACACAACGGTGTTTGATCTAACTGTTGCAGGGTCTACATGGTTCTCTACCGCATCAGGAGCCACCTACGCGGCGTCTAAGCCTTTCCCGGGCGGGACATACTCTGCTGTTGTGCAGGCAAGCTGTATTGCTAAATAAGCTCATCATAGGGCTTATGTTCTGGGCGTCTTGTGTGTCTTCACACGAAATGACTCCTGCCTATCCTATTGTCAAACCTTCGCATGTTACGGGTGTGGTAAAGGTGGAAATGAGTATGTTTAACTCGAGAGAGGAAATACAGTATTATCAGATTGAGTTGTTCGATTTAAATTGGACAAACATTCCTTTCTCTACGACGTATAGGATTATGAAAGTCGAATACAAACAACACAAAGCATTTGATGTATATATCCGAAAGATTGATATGGACGAAGCAGTATACTTATGTACTACGTCAAAGGTTAAGAAAACATCTCAGTCTAGAACTCTGATAGCTTCTAGGATATGTTCACGGTTAGATGGAATGCCTGCATGAGATTAATGTTTGCTTTTTGCATTATGGCTAGTTCTGCTTCGGCAGACAACAGTTCGCTTGCGTTGACGCTACCAAGCCCACCAATGAACTACCAATCGGACTCGTTTTCGACAGGCAATATGCGTTGCAGTAACGCTGTAGGTGGTGGTGTAAACTTAGAGTATGGCGTAACAGGTGTGTTGTCAGGGTTGAATACAAATAGTCGTGGCAAAGACATAGGCGTGTATGCGCGTATCGTTATACCACTAGATAAACCCAAAGCCCGTATCAACTGTGACGATCTCTATCAGATAGAGTTGGCGCAACGCAGACTAGAGATACAAAAACTACGCGATGAGATAGAAGCACTGAAGAACCTACAGAACGCCGGTGGAGAGATGGAGTTTGAAAACTGATGGACACTACCAAGATAGCAGATAACATTGACGGACTTGCAGATCGTGAGTTTAAGACTGGTGGCATGAAGATGTCGTTTGGTTCTATAATGGCTATACTTGCGTTTTTATCTACGGTCGTAGGTGGTTTGTACGGTGGGTTTGTGATGTACCAAAAGATCGAGGAGGTTGCAGGACTAGACCTCGGGGAATATCAACAAGCAATGGACGTTATGGATGCGAAGGTGACAGGCATATCTGAAAAGGTTGAAGAGTCAGTAGAATACAGCCGCGACATTAAAAACGGGTTACGTTCGGACATATTAAGCATTGAGAAACAAACGGATCGTGTGGAGGATATGGTTCGTGAATCAGAGGACAAGGTTCGTACTATGATAGATAACGCAGAAGTTCGCTTTGAAAATCAACGTGAACGTGTTAGGGTTTCACAAAGTGGCGCTATGAAAGAGCTTGAAGAAAAACTAATGGATAAGATCCAGAGGGCTCTAGATAACCCTCTCGCAGACTAGGAGAAGCACATGACAGAGTTTGAAAAAGCAGATGTAGATGGTAATGGATCGATAGATCAATCCGAGTGGGATAGACTGGCCTTAGAGGACAAAAGGCTAAAGATGGCAGATGATGATGCTCAAAGAGATGCACAACGCAAGATGGCATGGTTTGCATTATTTGGTATGTTGCTGTACCCTTTCGCAATAATTATTTGTAATGTGGCTAATCTTGATGAGGCCATGAAGTCGCTAGCTTCTATTGCTGGTGTGTATTTTGTTTCTGTTGCGGCTATCGTTGCTGCCTTCTACGGCAAGGAAGCCTACACAAAAGGAAAGGCGAATAACGAATGATGGGATTAGGATTATTAGGCAAGGTCGCTGACTTAGCCGGAACTATGATTGAGGGCAAGACTGCGGTTAAGCAGGCTGAAGCTCAAACAAAAATGAAGATTGCCACTGGAGAACTTGATTGGGATCTAGCCGCAATGAAGGCCACAGAGAATAGTTGGAAAGATGAATGGATTACACTTTTGTTCAGTATTCCCCTTATTTTGGCGTTCTGTGGGGAATGGGGTAATCAAATAGTACAAGCAGGATTTGCTGCATTAGCGGATATGCCTGGTTGGTATCAGTATTCTCTAGGTGGAATAGTATCTGCAAGTATTGGTATGCGTGGTGTTAGTAAGTATTTTGGGAATAAAAAATGAAAGAGAACTTCAATAAGTGTTTAGACATGCTACTTGCCCACGAAGGAGGATTTGTAAATCATCCCGAGGACCCTGGTGGTATGACAAATTTGGGAGTTACCAAACGTGTGTACGATGAGTGGATTGGTCGAGAGTCTACTGAACAGGAAATGCGTGACTTAACTCCAGAAGATGTAGCTCCGATATACAAAAAGAACTACTGGGATCGAGTCAAAGGAGACTCACTTCCTTCTGGTTTAGACTGGGCCTGTCTGGACTGGGCCGTGAATTCCGGATCGGGTAGACCTGCAAAAGCTGTGCAACGTGCAGTTGGGGCTACGCAAGACGGAGCCATAGGACCAAAGACACTAGGTCTTATTATGGAGAAAGATCCCGCTGAAATAATAAATTATGTTTACGGCGTCCGTCAGGACTTCTATAAGAGCTTAAAGACGTTTGAAACGTTTGGGCGTGGATGGACAAGACGTAACAAAGAAACATTACACCAAGCCTTAGAAATGATATAGGAGAATAAAATGCCCGTACCAAAGAAATCACCAACGCCTAAGTTACGTCCTAAGTACTTAGGGTTAGATCAAGAGTCTATTGATGAAATAGAAAACATGGACGCCGAAGATAAGATGATTATCATTGATGACGACACAGGTGAAACTCAAAAGTTCAGCTATGGTGGCGATGTTCGTTTCAATGCTAACCGTGGGAAAACATACTGATGCCTACAATTATGATCAGCATCATGCCGGATGGTATTCCGGTTGATAAGATGGACGGGGACAATGATGGTCCTAGCTGCCCATCAGCTACTCAGGATGGTGAGATCAACGATGAAAACCGTATGTCCGCAGAGGAACAAGCGTCTTATCGTGATCCATCGGCAGACGGTGGCTTTAAATTAACAGAAGTTTGCGGCAATTGTGGCGCATACAATCAGACAGAAGACATGCTAGACTGCATCGGAGATGACTCTGGTGACCTAGGATACTGTCAAATATATAAGTTTATGTGTCAATCAAGCAACACTTGTAACGATTGGGTGAAGGGCGGACCGATAAAATCGGTTGCAGAGAACTCAGAAAGAGATATTCTTTAATGGATGTTGTTGATTTTGCAAAACATATGTATAAGGTACTACAAGAGCGCGAACAAGATATTGCAAGTGCTCTTGCTAGTGATGCTTGCAAAGACTGGGAGCATTACAAACTCATGGTAGGTGAGGTACGGGGCCTGACCTACGCTCGTGAGGAATTTAAAGCCCTGCTGGAAAGAACCGTAGACGATGACGAAGACTTTATTAGTACCTGACCACGTCGCGCAGAAAATGAACAAGGAACGGGAGGAGGCTAAAGCCGACTCATCCGCTGTGAATAGCGCATACGTTAGTGCAACCGAGAAGGTATTAGATCCTTCTCTATTAGATAAACCCCTTTTGGAAAGATTACCGCAGCCTACTGGATGGCGTGTATTAGTGATGCCTTATCAAGGCGCTGTTAAAACACAGGGTGGTCTACATATTCCGGACGAAATTAGAGCTCGTGAGGCCGTAGCTACGGTCGTTGCGTATGTTTTAAAGGTCGGACCATTAGCATACAAAGACCCAAATAAATTTGGCAAAGGCTCAGATGCCTGGTGCAAAGAAGGTCAATGGGTATGTATTGGACGATATTCTGGATCACGATTTAAGATTGACGGTGGAGAAGTTCGCATCATTAATGATGACGAAGTGATCGCTACAATTCTTGAACCTGATGATATTAAACAAGTTTAGGGGAGTGCCATGAACGAAGAAGCACAAGAAATTATTGAAGAAGAAGGCGTTGAGATTGAACTAGACGTTGAACCTTCTGAGGACAAAGAGGAAGAGACGAAAGTCGAAGCTTCTAAAGAAGAAGAACCGGTCGAAGAAAAGCCTGATGAACTGGAGAGTTATAGTAACAACGTTCAGAAACGAATCAAGAAACTTACCGAGAAATATCGGAAAGAAGAAAGAGATCGTGAAGAAGCTGTTCGCATGGCTCAACAATTATTGAGTGAAAACAACAAGTTAAAGTCTCAAGTTAAGAACTTAGACAAAGGCTACGTTAACTCAGAAGAGTCACGCTTAGAAGCTCACACGGATGCGGTCAAACGTAAATACCGTGAGGCTTATGAGGCAGGAGATTCGGATGCGATGTTTGATGCACAAGAACAACTGTCTAAGATGGCTGTTCAGCAAGATCGTGTTCGTACAGCGAAACAACGATTGGAGCGAGAGGTTGAAGAACCAGAACAAACAGCCGCTCCTGTTACACCAACAGCCCCACCGGCGGCTAAACCAGATGCTCGAGCCGAAGATTGGGCGAGTAAAAATGAATGGTTTGGCTCAGATGAGGTTATGACTTATGCCGCGTTTGGTTTACATAAACGACTTGTAGAGGAAGAAGGGTTTGACCCGGCGACCGAAGAGTACTACAATGAAGTAGACAAGCGTATTCGGGTAGAATTTCCACAGAAGTTTCCGAAGGCTAAGAAATCGGGCGGAGCACAGGTCGCACCTGCTGGCGCTTCAGCTACCCGCAACACTGCAAAACAGGCGCGTAGGTCGGTGAAACTCTCACCCTCCCAAATTGCGATGGCGAAGCGACTAAACGTTCCGCTTGAAGAATATGCAAAGTTTGTGAAGGAGTAAGACAAATGACTGACAGAAAACCACGCGAAAGCGTAACACGCGAAAAAGAAACGCGCCGTAAACCATGGGCACCGCCCAGTCGCCTTGCTGCACCAGAAGCCCCTGCGGGTTTTGTGCATCGTTGGATTCGAACCGCAATGCGCGGTGAAGACGATAAGATGAACGTCAACACCAAGCTACGCGAAGGATGGGAACCCGTTCGTAAGGACGAGTATCCAGACTATGAAGCTCCCACTATTGACGAAGGTCGATTTGAGGGCATCATCGGACAAGGTGGATTGATGCTGTGTCGCATACCTGTAGAAACCGCCCAAGAACGATCCGAGTATTACGGGAACCGGACCCGCGAACAAATGGTAGCAGTTGATCAGGATTTAATGAAGGACCAACATCCTTCAATGCCGATAACTAATAATCGGCAGAGTCGTGTATCCTTCGGAGGCTCACGAAGAGACTCCGAGTAACTTTTATTGAGGTGCTATTATGGCAAATTCTAACGGATCCTTTGGGCTACGTCCCATTGGGAAAATTGGCCAAGGAGCCAATTCTACCGGGGCAACGGAATATCGCATAGCTCCAGGCAACACAAACAAACTATACCAAGGTCAGCCGGTAATACCGACTGCGGCTGGTGTAATTGACGATCTACAAGCTGCGGCTGGTGGTACTGTCTCTATTGTAGGTGTGTTCTGGGGATGTGAATACGTTTCTTCTACAACTGGCGCAACTATCTGGTCTAACACATGGCCAGGTTCTGGTGCTGATACCAACTACCCTGTTAAGGCTTTCGTCTATGACGATCCTATGCAGACGTTCACAATCGCTACATCCAATGTAGTGGCTGCGGCAAACACTGAAGCGGAAGTACGCGCAGCAGTATTTGCTAACATCGCGTTTGCAGGCGGAAATAGCGGTAGTGATACTACAGGTATCTCTTCAGCGACTGCTGACCTAAACACAATCGCTACCACGGCGGCGTTATCTATGCGTATTATGGGTGTTCAAGAAGACCCTGATAACTCAGATTTCACTGTAGCTGGTATTCCATTAATCGTTCGCTTAAACAACCATTTCAATGCTCCAAACGGAAGTATTGTACAGGGCACTGTTTCTGTGACTGGCGTATAAGGGGGCTAACAGATGGCTATATCACGCGCACAACTAGCGAAAGAGCTAGAACCCGGTCTCAACGCCTTATTTGGCATGGAGTACAATCGGTACGAAAACCAACATTCAGAGATCTTCACTACTGAATCTTCAGACCGTGCGTTTGAAGAAGAAGTAATGTTGGCTGGATTTGGTGCGGCACCTACTAAGTCAGAAGGTTCTGCAATTAACTTCGACGACGCTAACGAAGCATTCACTGCTCGTTACAACCACGAAACTGTTGCACTTGCATTCTCAATCACTGAGGAAGCAATTGAGGACAACTTGTACGACCGTTTAGGCAGTCGTTACACACGCGCCCTCGCAAGATCAATGGCTCACTCTAAGCAGGTTAAAGCTGCCGCTGTATTGAACAATGCGTTCACAGGTGGTGCTTCTGCTGGCGGTGACGGTGTTGCTCTTTGTGCAACTAACCACCCGTTAACAAACGGTGGAACACTAGCTAACACTCCTGCTGTAGCTGCTGATTTGAACGAAACTTCTTTAGAAGACGCTCTAATCAACATCGCAGGTTTTGTTGACGAACGTGGTCTAAAGGTTGCTTTACGTGGAACAAAGTTAATGATCCCACGTCAATTGCAATTCGTTGCAGAACGTTTGATGGTATCTAACCTACGTGTAGGTACTGCCGACAATGACACAAACGCTCTACGTTCAATGGGAATGTTACCAGAAGGTTATGCAGTCAATGACTTCCTAACTGACCCTGATGCATTCTTCATCAAAACAGACGCGCCTCGCGGCTTTGTTCACTTTGAAAGAACTCCGCTATCCACTAACATGGAAGCAGATTTCGACACAGGTAACATGCGCTTTAAGGCTCGTGAGCGTTATAGCTTTGGATTCTCTGATCCACGTTGTGTGTTTGGTTCACCAGGCGCATAAGCTATAAACCATTATTTTTGGGAGGGGCTGCTTCGGTAGCCCCTTTCTTTTTGTTTTAATGTGTTGTATTGTTTCTGTAATGGGCATCATATTAGCTTTGTAGACAGGTATCCGCCCGCCTGACGTTGCATAGACTACAAGGCAAATCCTTATGCAAAGGGTACTAAAATGGCATCGACTACATTTTCAGGTCCAGTGACTTCAACTGCTGGCTTTATTGGCGACATCGTCGTCCCAACTTACACCGTAGCAAACGCACCTTCCGCCGCTGACGCAGGCGCGGGCACTGTTGTATTTGTTTCAAACGGCGCAGCAGGCGCAGCAATATTGGCTTTCTCTGACGGAACAAACTGGAAGCGTTCTGACACAGGCGGCACAATAGCAGCAGCATAAGGGGTAGGTTATGAGTAGATTCAAACCTGCATCCGAAGAAGAACTAGCGGCTAGAGGAATCAAACCCGCTAAAGTTCGCGCACGAAATGAGAACGGTACGCTTAAAGCGGATGATCCTTCTACGCCTAATATAAATGAGGCGTGGGAAGAAAAGCCTGCAAAAAAACGTGGACGTCCTCCGAAAAAAAAGGATTAACATATGTCAGGTCCAGTAACCGCATATAATTGGGTTCAAGGCACAACCGCCGCAATTGTCGGTCCGAGCCGCGCTCGTTTGCGTCAAATAGTTATTTTTGCCGCTGCCGCTGGGGAGTTTACTCTCAAGGACGGAAGTGCAAGCGGAGATGTTTTGTTGACACAGAAGTTCCCTACGGGGCATCATGTAATGAATATACCTGATAATGGGATTATATTTAAAGATGGTGTTTTTGTAGCGGCATTCACCGGTTCGACTAACCAACTAACAATTTTCTTGTCTTAGGAGAGTCGTATGGCGTATGAGATCCGCTCGATATCACAGGTCGGAACCTCGGAGCCATTTGAGCTTCAGGTGGCGCGGGGGCAAATCCCCGGCCACAAACATGTTTTTAAGTTCGGCGTGAATCCTATTGTTCAGAACGTAGAAGAAACAGTATGGGAAGGCGGTGGATTGTATGTGTATCCGTCTTCAGCGGTAACAATGACGATTTCCAGTGCGTCTGGAGCGACTGATAATGGCGTAATTATAACCATTTCTGGTTTAGATTCGGACTACAACGAGCAGTCTGAAACCGTTACATTAGCAGGCTCTGGTACTGCAACGACGACAAAAGATTTTTTCCGTGTTAATCGTGGGTTTGTTGCGGGTTCACAAGCACCAGTCGGAGCAATAACTGTAGCAAACGGCGGGGTCACCTATGCGTATATCAACGGGGACAATCAGACTCTTATGTCTATTTGGACGGTTCCCGCGGGGTACGAAGGCTTTATTACCCAGCTTGATGTCACGGTTTTAACGGAACAAAACAACAAGTTCGGAAATATTCGTCTTGTGACCAGAGAGCAGGGAGGTGTTTTTCGTACTCAGGAAACGTTCTCTGTAGAGCAAGGCCCGATTTACTTGCCGTACTCTATACCTGTTCGCATCCCCGAAAAGACGGATATCGAGTACAGAGCTATAGCATCGGGTATTCAAGCAGATCTTCGTGTTTCTGCGGCGTTCGAAATTTTGTATATTCAGAAAGCGGGACCACTCTGATGGCTAAGATTGACAAGTCCAAGATGAAATGCAACAAGCCCAAGCGCCAGATCTCTGGCGGCAAGAAGTCTGTTGTGAAGGCTTGTGATAAAGGCAAGGAGAAGGTTATCAGGTTTGGGGACGCCAATATGAAGATTAAAAAATCTAACCCCAAGCGTCGCAAGTCCTTCCGTGCAAGGCATGGCTGTGACACAAAAAGACTAGACAAACTAACGGCCAGATACTGGTCATGTAAGATGTGGTGATGCGTATGGATCAAAAAATTATTGGAAGTGTCGTGTTAGCGGCGATAATTGGATCTATTGGTTTCGTGTCAAAAGAGTGGACAAGTTGGGCGTCTAGCACGTTGGTTGACTTGAACACTAGAACTGCTGTGATGGAAGCAGAAATCCGTAACACTAACGCTATGGTGTCTTTGAACAATGATATGTTGAAGTACCTGGTAAGCAATTCACGAAAGGCCAATTTAAATGATAAGCCGTGGTCAGATGTCGTTTCAAATCTCACGATCTCCGGAGAGGAGGGCTAATGTCAAAAAAAACAAAAACAAAAAAAGACGCTTGTTATCGCAAAGTCAAAGCCCGATACAAGGTATGGCCAAGCGCCTACGCAAGCGGAGCACTCTCGAAGTGTCGCAAGGTAGGGGCGGCCAACTGGGGAAACTCTACTAAGAAAGCGGCAACAGGTGGACTGATGACTTCAGTGGATAATCCTAAACGGCCTGCTAGAAATAGATACCGTGGCGGAGGCATAATTGCTTCTGGTTGTGGTTGTGTAGAAGAAACAAGACGGAAGAGCACGAGGACATACTGATGGCAAAAGAGAATTCTTTACGCAAATGGTTTTCTCAGAATGACGGGAAAGGTTGGGTTGACTGTAAGACAGGAAAACCTTGTGGTCGTCAGAAGGGTGAAAAGCGTAAGGGGTATCCTGCATGTAGGCCGACGATGGCTCAGTGTACATCTGCTTCTAAGAAGAAAAAGTCTTCTAAACGAATTAAATGGAAAGCTAGCCGTGGTGGTCTAGCAAGAGTATTTTGATAACCGAAAGGATTATGCTATGAAAGATTTAAGTGGCGACGGTAAAATCACTAAGAAAGACGTTCTTATTGGCCGTGGTGTAATAAAGAAGAAAAACGGCGGCATGGTCAAGAAGGGCTACATGAGCGGCGGTAAAGTTAAAAAAGGTTATATGGGCGGAGGCTGTGTAATGGCAGGCCGCGGCGGTAAGTACAAAGGAGAGATGTGATGCCAGATAGAAAACGAGAAGGTCAAAACTTCAAGTCTCGTACACTTTTAAAAAGAATACAAAAAGAATTAAAAGG